AAGAAGTAGAAGAAGCTTCAACTGAAATTGAAGTGAACGAAGTAACAATGACAACAGCAACATTAGCAGATGGAACTAAGATTTTAACCGATGAAGATGGCAAATTTGAAGTCGGGCAAAAATTGTATGTAATCACAAAAGAAGATGAAAAAGTATCCGCACCTGAAGGGGAGCACACAACTGATTCTGGTATCGTCCTAACCGTAGATGGTAAGGGTGAAATCACAGGAGTGAAGTATCCTGATGAAACTGCAGAAGGTTCTTTATCACTTGAAGATTACAAAAATGAAATGAAAAAAATGAAGGAGGCGATGTCAGGAATGGTATCAATGATGTCCAAGTTCAGCAAGGAATTTGATTCCTATAAAACCGATTATGAGGATTTCAAGAACTCCCCTGTGTTTGATAAACCAGTGGCACGTAAGACCTTTGCAAAAGAAAATATTGCTGATGCGAAAGTTGCTTTCTTGAGAAATGCATTAAAAAAATAAATTAAATTAGAAAATAAAATGGAAAAGAAAATGTATAAAAAAGGTGAGGTATCGTCCTTCTCTTTTAACTATGATTTAGCATCGCTTCCAACATATAACTCATACGGTGATGATATGTTGATTAAGGCGTTCTTAGGTTTGACGTTACCAAAATATTCATCTGTTAGACCAAACTTAAAAGGTACAACTGAAAAAGTAGGTTTCGTAACAAATGATGTTATTTTACAAGACCTTGCATGTGGTTTTGACCCAACAGGAGACACTGTTCAAAATGTCGTTACAATTAATTTGTGTAATAAAAAAGTAAACCAACAGTTATGTCCTTACAATTTGTATGACACATATTTGTCTCAGTATTTAACTGATGCTAATTTCCAAGAGTCAGTTCCTTTTGAGGAAATAATTCTTGAAGATATCGCAAACAGAACTGCTAACCAAATAGAATTACAATTGTGGAGAAACTCTACAGCGACTGGTGCAACTGTTTATAACAGTCAATGTTTTGATGGTGTTATTAGATTGATTACTTCAGGTAATGGAGCAAGTCAAATTTCTTACACTGCTGCTACTGCAACAAATGGTTTAGATGTATTCACAACTTACTACCAAAATATCCCTGAGAATGTATTACACAGAGATGACTTAGTTATCTATTGTGGTTATTCTGACTACAGAGCTTTGGTAGCATCAATGAGAAACAACTCATTCATCAACTTGTTCACAGACCCAACTGGTATTGCTACTGAAGGTTCTGATTGGGGTGTTATCCTTCCAGGTTCAAATGTAAGAGTAGTTCCAACTCAAGGTCTTACAGGTCAAAGTAAAGTATATGCAGGTCCTGCACAATACATTATGATTGGTATGAATGCTGAGATGATGACTCAAAGAGCAATGTATGACCCATTTGAGGACATTGTAAAATTAAACTTACACGCTACTTATGGTGTGGGTGTATTCTCTGTTGACTCTTGGGTAGTTGCAGCATAAACTAATAAACCTTAAAATTAAAAACTGAAAAAAAAATGAGTTGTTATATAGAAAGTGGGTTTCAATTAGATTGTAGAAATGCAAGTACTGGTGGATTAAATGCGGTTTGGATTCTTGGAAATTCAGGAAATACAATTACTGCATGGACATCTAATGCAAATGAGCAAATCACTGCGGCATCAGGTTCTGGTGTATTTTACAAATTTGAACTTACAAAACAGGGGTCTTCATTTACTGAAGACATTGGTGTAAACACAACAGCGCAATCTGTTGTATTCCAACCAACATTGGTAATGAACTTACCAAGATTAAATTATGAATTACGTTTAGTATTCCAAAATTTAGTAAATCAAAATAATATATTCTTTATTGTCAAAGATAACAATGGTCAATATTGGTCAGGTGCATGGCAAAATGGAGCATTGGTTACCTCTGGTGGTCTTGCTACAGGACTTGCATACACAGACCTTAATGGTATGAGTGCATTGACTATCGTTGGTGGTGAACCAAATGCGACACAAGAAATCCTTGTGACTACTACTCTTGGAGCAGTATTTACAGGTATTACTGTATCTGCAGAATAATATTATTATAAATAAATTTGGGTACCCTTCAGCTTGGAGGGTGCCCTTTTTTTAAGCCAAGAACAAAAAAATGAAGTGGAACGGTAGAAGTTATAGACCATCAAATGCACAATTTATTACAAAGAAAAAACCTTTTGATTTTCAAGAAGCATTAAAACCATATGGTGAAAAAGAAATGCCGGTATGGAGTGCGATTGTTGCTGTGAATACGGAAAGTGAAAACATAATCCCAACAACACCAACACCAACCCCTTCTAATACGCCAACAGGAACTCCTGCTTCGACAACGACTCCTACACCGACAAATACTCCAAGTCCAACTAATACTCAAACTCCAACGAATACTACAACCCCAACCAATACTCAGACACCGACAAATACTCAAACTCCAACTAATACTCAAACTCCAACGAATACTACAACCCCAACCAATACTCAGACACCGACAAATACTCCAAGTCCATCAAGCCCTGCTTCAGGAACAACTGAAGCGAATACTTACTTATCCGCTGTAATTGCCGCAGGTGGAACTGGTATTAATTCAACCGTATCTGCAGCAACAACAACTTTATTTACAAGTATTATGTCCAATAATTTATGGGACAAAATTATTACTATGTATCCTATACTTGGTGGAACTGCCAATTCACATTCTGTTATGGGTAAAACCACAGGTTTGAGGACTATAACTTGGTATGGTGGAGTAACTCATGGAGTATCAGGAGCAACAGGTAATGGCGTAAATGGTTATGGTGATACAAACTTTGGATTTAATTCTACATCAGGTTATTCACAAAATAGCATACACTACGGAATATATGTAACCGTTGATGGTGGTGGAAGTAACACTTATGATTTTGGTTCTCATGCTAATACAGATACAGATTCAGGTATGTATGATTTGGCAGCAAGGAGAAGTAGTGGTTCAGCAATATTTGATTCACCATTTGCCGCAGGAGCAACAAGAATAACTGTTACAACTGCAACTCCAAGAGGTTTATTACTTGGAGTTCGTAGAGCGAGTACTGATAGACAATTATACAAAAATGGTTCGTCAATTGGAACTAATGTAACCTCAAATAACGACGCATTAAATAATATATCACCATATATATTTGGACAAAATCCAGGTGCTTCTGGAAGTATATTTTACTCAAATAACACAATCGGATTTGTTATTACAGGATTGGCGTTAAGTACCGCAGAAGTATCTACATTATCAACAATCATAAATACATTTATGACTTCATTAAACAGAAACACATATTAATATGTTAGTATCAATTTTAACAGAAAACCAAAAAGATAGTTTAGTAGGACAATTAGTCGCTCCTGATTGGTATTTTAATCCTATCCAAGAAATAGGAGGACAATGGATAATTTCCCAACAAGAGATTAATGGGTCAATTTACCCTGACCACCAATGGATAAAAGATTTACCATTAACAGAATGGACTGGCCCTTATATTCCAATTTCAGGAACAACAGGTTATGTTGGTTCATAAAAAAGTAATTGTTGATGGTGTTGAATATGAACACTACCAAATAAAAAAAATTGAATGGGACTTGGATACATTAAACATAGGGGTTGTTGTAATCTACTATGATAATCAAAACAAGTTTGGTTCAAGAATAAAAACACACTACTTCAATCTTGGAGACGAGATTGATGTTAATGATTTAATAGAGAAAGTAAAAATAATACATGGGGAGAACATTCTTTAATAAAAAGTTTAGTGACTATTTGGGAGAACAAAGAGCAATAGATGATATTGTTTCATATTTTGTTGCTGAAATAAATCCCACTCCAACGCCAACTCCGTCAATAACTCCAAGTAAGACTCCTACCCAAACTCCAACACCTACTAATACACAAACGCCAACTCAAACTAATACTCAAACACAAACTCCAACACAAACTCCAACTCAAACTAAAACTCCAACTAATACACAAACAACAACACCTACTAATACCCCTTCTAATACGCCAACAGGGACTCCTGCTTCAACAACAACTCCTACACCAACAACAACCCAAACTCCAACCAATACTCCAACAAATACCCAAACTAATACTCAGACGCCAACAAATACTCAGACGCCAACATCAAACGCTGTGTGTCCTCAATATTTAACATTTACTGATTCACCATCAGGTTCGACTATTTCCTCAGGAAATTATTATAGAGTTACAAGTTATACAGGAGGTACGTTTAACGGTGCATGGCTAAATACAACACCAGCAACACCAATATTTACAACAGGAGCAGCTCCCGATGGTAATACTTATGCAATGTACGATATTCAATCAGGGTCTACTTGGTGGCAAATAGTATTTGTAAGTACTGTCGCTGGACCTGGTTCTTACGCATTTGTTGAATCAAATGGAGCTAATTATGCTAACGGTGGTGTTGAAACTTTGTCTATAAGCATAGATGGTGATGTACCAATTTCATCTGGTGGTT